GGCGCTATACGTCCCGCCATGTACTGTGTGAAAACGTTTCGCTGAGCTTGAATCTTCTCTTAGACCTACACCTTCAAAGACTCTCATAAAATCTTCTGATTTTAATTGGTTACGCACCTTGCGTCCAAAATCATCAGCTAGTTCTTGAGCATAAGTGGATTGAATTACAAAATTTCTAGGGTTACGTCCAAGATACCACGCTGGAAAAAATTCAGAGCAGAGCATGGACTTGCCATGTCGTGGTGGCATAAAGATAGCTAATCTGTCAATCTCACCTTTCTCTAAACTTTCTAGGTTTTGTCCAATAAGTTTTATATGCGCAGGATCATTGTACCCTGGATACATATGTTTAGCATAATCCAAAATTCCAGATTTTGCGGCACTATTGGTAGCTTTAGTTCTTTGTTTTTCTAATATTTCGAAAACTTGTTCTTTTACATTTTTAGATACTTTCGGATCTAAAAGAATGTTTCTAGCTTTCTGTACCAGTTCCTGTTTCATTATTTCCTTTATTAAACGTAAATACATTGAAAGGTAAACAATAACTTTCAATTGATATAGCAGTTCTTCCTCGGTTTAGTTCTTGCTTTTCCATATAATTTTCTATAGGCACTCTCTGTTCTTCGCACTCTTCCAGAGAAAGAAACCCTTTAGCTCCCTTATAATATATCATAGGATACTCAGGAAAATTTAATAACACTAATAGAAACCACACTTTAATCACAAATTATTATATATTTTATTTATACACAAAACAGTCAATAGTGATAAAGCTTACGCTTAATCCACCAACTTTTTCGAAATCGTAAAAGAAACTTATACTATTTTTTTTAGTATAAACTTAATACGATTTATTTTTTTACTAGATTACTAATTCTAAAAATAAAAAAAATCTCTCTAAAATTAATTAGAGAGATTTATTATTAAATATATATTTAGTAATTAAAGAGTAGAAATTTTTTCTTCGAAGAATAAAATATTTTCTTCGATAGCTTTTCTATTACGAATAGTATTTTCTTTATCGTTTAAATACTTTTTATTTTCTTCGATAATAGATTTAATTTCTTCTTTATTTTCTTTAGTATCGTTTTTATTTTCTACTACTAAACGTATAGTAGAAAAGCGATTATTCTCTTTAGTATCGTAAGAATAATCTACTTTACGATAATTAGTTAAAGTAAATAAATCTTTAATAGTAGTCGAAAATTTACTTTCTTCGAATATATCGTACGATCTAGTATTTTCTCTTTTTATATTTATTAATCTAAAAAGAATTTTATTAGACGCTAATACTTTAAGCGAAGAAGGAAATTTTTTATTTTTATTACTATTTTCCATTTTCTATATTTCTCCTTTCTATCTATATTTTTATAGATTATTTATTAAAAAGTAAAGCTTAAAACTAAGAAATAAGCGATAATAATTATAATAATCGTCATATTTTTCCTTTCTATATCTATTAATAATCTATCTAAAAATCACTATAAACAATTATAAAATCGTTAAAATTTTAGTTTGGTTTAGTATTTTATATTTTTATTATCTGTATTTATTTATTGTTAGACTTACACGTAAGTCTAAGGCGGAGGGTTGATGCTCAATGCTCAATGACTTAATCTTAATGCTCAACCGCAAGGCGGCGGAGTGCGGATGCTCAAGGCTCAATAACAAAAAAACGAGGGCGCCTGTGTGACGCCCCCGAATAATGTTATTTTATAGCTGCTGCAAGCTTTTCGAATTTATCGATGTTGGCTTGTGCTTTGGCTTGAATAGCTTTCGGTAAATCCTTGAGAACTTCTTTGTTCTTTTTAAGGACGACCTCTAAGATGTCTTTAGTTTGTTTGGTAACATTAACACCCTCGATAAAACACATGGTTACGAACTTCTTGAAACGGTTGTTTTGTTTCGTTTCGTATTGCATGTCCAAAGCTGTGAAGCCACGGTCCACGGCCTCTGTAATACTATGCGCTGTTTTATATCGGTCGTATCGTGCCCAGGCTTTTCCTGATGGTTTCTTTTGGTTAATATAAAGAAATATGATTGCACGGTTCTCTAATACTTTTAGAGATGTTGGGAACTTTTTATTCTGAGTCATAAATTATTCTTTCTGTTTTTTATAGCTTAATTGCTATGGTATAAATATATATTATTCTACGCAAAATAAAACAATTAAAAATAATAAATGTTAATAACTTTGTTTGATGAAATATATATAAAGGCCGCCGCCTCACGCCGCATCATACCGCCGCCAGGCGGGCGGACGGTGGAGGAAGGCTGCTGAGCCCGTGGCTCTTGCCTCCCGCAACAACACTCAGCCTGCGGAGGCTAACTTGTCAAGGTAGGTGATCAACTCATCATCACTCATCGTGTCAAGGACGGAGTGCTTGACTTCCTTCTTCTCAACCAAGTACCCCAAGAGTTGGGCCTTCAACCGTGCAGCTTGCACCGCTGCTCCGAGTTGTTTCTTCGCAACAGCCGCCTCATACAACACGTCAAGCTTCTCAACCTCCTTGTCGAGAGTGTGAATGGACTGTTGGGCATGGACCGCCCGCCCTCGGCTCACCGCCCTCAGGATTTTATCCTTCTTTAGTAGGCGGGTGGCTTGTACGTGAGCTGACGATTCGGCATAACCAGCTTCTAATGCCGCTCTTTTCTTGGTTAAACCTGATATAATGTTATTGACGAACTTCTTTTCTTTGTCTGATAAAATCTTATTCTCAACCTCAGAAAATTCTATAATGTTATCCATATAATTAACCTCTAATTTAGCTTATCAGAGGTTAAATGTATAGGTTTTTATTTACATCTTGAATAAATCGGGAGATTTAAATTGGAATTCTGTATCATCTTCTACACAGTTTGTTAAGTAAGTAAGGTAAGTGGAGATGTTATCCAAAGTTAAATGACCTTTAATATAAACTATAGTGTCCTCCCAACCATCGTATAATTCTACTTTTGTTAATTCTTTAGGAGTGATTTTTCCAGGATACGGATTTAGAATATGATATACAGTAGCAAAATGTCCAAGTTCTTTGCACATCCCTATTTTCTTAGTGATACCAAATTTGCTTTCTTTTATATCAACGACAACTAATTTTTGTATTTCTTCTGCTTTCATGAGTTACAACTCCTTAATCCTAATTCCTCTAATTTAGTTAGCCACATCCCTCTAGAAATGATTTTCATTTGGCCTACATCTGTTATTTTAATCTTATCAAAATGTACATTAAGTTCTTCTTCATTTTTATTGCACCACCAAACGAAAGCATCATCTTGTTGCTTTTCAGTTAATTTAGGTTTTATATGTTTATCTGTTAAGGGCATTTGGTTTTCCTCTCTTTCTTATTTTTAAGATGTTATCAATAATATCTTGTTCACTAAAGTAATGATCGTGAAATTGAGCTTGTATATTATCCCCAGGTCTGATGGGTAATTCAGTGTTAAGGCTAATATATTTATATGTTCCTAAAGCACTATCGTGTTCTTCTCTCCAATCTCCAACGACTTGTCCCTCAAAAAGTAAAGGTCCGGCTTCTTCGTCATAATTAGAAAGTTCGGCATATTTTAATCGTCCTTCTTTCATATCATTCTCGCTTTCTTTTTGTTATAGTTAATAATAAACTATTAAAAGCACTATAAAACCATTATCTATCTCTTGATATTTCAATTATACTTTCTGGAGCAACTACACGTGCTACCGTTAACATATGCCAAACATCTATATCGTAGGGAAACATACGAGTTTTACAGAAATCAAAATGATAACCATCTTTTTCGTATTTCTCTTTGCGATAAGAGCCCATGTGCTCACTATTAAAATACTCATCTAAATTTTTATTTAACACGAAGGTCTCGCAACCATCACCTTTAGCATTAAAAGCTATTTGGTCGGTATTATCATCTAAAGGTTTTATTCTACCACACTCTTTTAAGTAGTCATATTCTTCTGTTAACTCTTTCCACTCGGCATCAGTGAAACTTCTTTTTTGGTGCCAGTAATTAGTATATCCCATATTAGCTATCTCCATTCATTTCGTTATAAGCATCGATACCGTGTAGCATTCCTGCTTCTGCAGCCATCTCGCCTCTTTCCATATCTTCTTGATAAATCTTATCAGCCTTTTTCTTATCGTTATCTAATTGCTTAGTATGCTGAGCCTTAAGTTTATCAAAATCTTCTTCAGTGAGAGTACCGTGAGTACCGTCATAAAATTCTATATTAAAGACATGGCGAGGTAATTTATGCTGTTCATAAATAGTAACTCTTGAAATCTTTCTAAACACTAATAAAGCCATATGTTTTCCTTTCTATTGTTATTATTAATAATAAACTTTTTATTAACAACTAAAACCAAAATTAAATCTCGGAGCTTTTATAGGTAGTATGTATCGTTTCAACTTGCCTAATGGTCAAATGGACTATCCTCCATTTTTCAGCTAACAACACGTCTGTTGCTCATGACCTCGCAAGCACAGTTTCTTGCGAATCTCTAATTGTAGAGGGCTCCACCATGGAACCCCCTACTCTACGGAGGAAAAAGGTACAGTAGTATACCTTTAACAAAACAAGACTAATATGTTTTGACGCCATGTACACAACTATTTCATATTGAAAGTTGATTTAGGCGACTTACTCTGCGACCCGACTTTGTCTCTATCTTCAGTAGCGATAAAGCCTCTATCTCTGTCCCAGTCTAAATCTATTGTCTTACCTCCTGCTTTTACAAAATCTTTAATCTTCATGCCATTTTTGTAAAGATTAAATCTTTTCCAGCCCTCGCACCCTACTCGTTTAGGGTTTTTAGGAGCAAGTAGTTGTATTCTCGCATCGCCATCGTACTTTAAAACACCAGTCTTATCACTAGGTGTATTAATTACTTTTGGTTTTGCCTTACCGTTGGCTTTTTTAGCCTCTGGAGTAGTCTTTCTAACTGCGGGTTTTTGTCCGGAGCTAGTTATAGCAGATTGTGTTTGCATATTGATTCTCCTTTCTGCGTATAATTAATTATAAAATTTATTAAATCCATTTAAAACCTTTATTTTACGAATTAAGCATTAATATGATACCGCCGACAATTAAGATAGTCAAAATAGTAAAAAAATCCATTGTTTTTCCTTTATTATATAGAGACCAATTCACAACTCAGAGTCAGTGACCTAAGATTGCGTCTAGCCTCGGGAGATTAGAGGGATTACTTGTAAATATCACTAGTAATCCCTAGTTTTTAGTAGTGGATATATAGAATCAACGATTGGGATTAGGGATTGCCATTTAGTAAAATGAAAAATCAGTAAAATCATTTCGCCCTCTATATATACAGGTTAATTTAATGCTTTTTTCTCATAACATTCTAACTTTAACATAAAGTTAGCAAGTCGCAAGAGCCACCAGTTACGTTGCTGTGTTGAATTTGAATTATCTATTGCTCTTTGCAAAATAGATACATGTTTCCAAAATCTATCAATTGATTTCATGTTTTTCTCCTCTAATTGCTGATTTAAGTTTATTGTAATCGCTAAAGTCCATGTCTAAAGATAACGGTGTATCGCTTTCGTTATCAGAATACATTATTTGACATCGCCAGTGACTATCGTTATGACAAAATTTCCATGGTATTAAGAATGTAATGTCTGATAACTTAGAATAACTCATAATCCCATCTACTTTACCTGTGGGAAACATTTTATCTTCGTTATCTTTAAGCCAATCTAATGAGATATACCTATTTTTATCTCCATATTTTGCTTTAGCATTCAATTCTAATAATTTTTTGAATGATAATTTCTTTACTTCTAACATATTTTTCCTTTCTGGTTAAACTTATTATACTATTTTTTTAAAACACTAAAAACCTATTTATTCTATATCTACCCACCAATATGGGGCGTTACGACCTTTATTCCATTTAGCGAAATAAGACTTTTCTGCTTGATAATACTTTCTGTAAGCCTCTACAGAGTCAGCACCTTTATATTCTTCTGGCATACATTGAGGTGGAGCATGCCAACCAGTATCTGGTATTTTTTGGCGTATATCGTCTGCAGTAAGTTCTGCGATAAGAGGTCTAGTTTTATGTTCTTTAGAATTAAATCGTATGTAGAACTCGTCACATAAGTAATCTGCTAATTCGCATAAGAAATCGTAGTGCCTACGAGATTGACCTGTCCATAATGTAGCGGGATGCTTGGAGAAAGCGCCATTGACATTCATGTTATAGCCAACGTCAAAGCCATTAGAACGTGCGACTATACTTAACATCTGAGCTGATTCTAATATCATCTTCGGTACGTGCTTATCGCAATGATAATGTGCTGCGACTAAAGGGTGTGGATGTAAGTAAAATATATTCATGACCTATCTAAGAATAACATTACACTACTCGCTGCGAATACTACGCCTACAGTAAAGGGTATAATATAATGAATCCAGGCTACTGAAGTAATATTAAATATATCATAACTAAATAAATATATTGATAACGACATTGTTATACTAACACTAAATATTGCTGTAACTTTTAACATAATTTTCCTTTCTATTGTTTATTTAAAATATAATCTAATTTATACCTAATTATACCTAAAATACTATCAGTGTGATTAACTTCTACATTATAGTGCTTATCTAAGTCACGAAGGATAAAAATAAGTAAATCACGTTGCTTTTTATTATCTTTTTCTAACATCGTTATCTTATCTTCAAGTGCGTCAATAATCTGATGTGAGTCTGTCATATTTTCCTTTCTTTTAATGAGTGGAGCAAGGAATAAACAATCACTTAGCTTATAATTAATTGACTTACTCCACTCTATCTTGCGCAGTGTCTCAGCTGCTCAAGTAAGGTTCTTCGCTTTGCTTCATTGCTACTTACATAGCATTTTTATACTGGCTTGAATTAAGGACGTATACCTTCAACACCCGTACCACGCTGCCAGTTTCGCTAGAATACAAATAACTTTGATCAAAAGAATTTTGATTCTAGCTAAAAACGTTACAATAACAACTAGTCATACGCTATTTTTTCTGTTTCTAATTAAATATCTATTATTCTTTAGCATTAAGATACCATTCTTTTTTAATCTTATCAAAATACTTCGTAAATGTGCTTGGAAATTCTTATGATTAACAAATCCTTCATGAGGCTCTAATTGATTATCTCTAATATGTTTATACAGTTCGACACGAGTTAAATCAGGATTAATTCGTATGATGTCCGTGAGCCATTGCTCTCGTTTCTTGCCATTACTCCTCTTAGGTTTCTTATCAGTCCATTTAGGTTTAGGTTTTTCTTTCTCCTCTCTTACTCCATCGACCATGTAATATCCTTCTTCTACAGTGATATGACGAATAAGGATAGTGCCATCATCTCGTTTTGTTTCTCTCGTTTCAAAGATAGGAGCGACCCATGTTTTTTTAACTTTCGGTCCGTCATCTAAGTTGCGTAAGAACTCAGGGATTTCTAAGATGTCATCACTCATTATAATATTCCGTATTGTTTTAATACTAATAACAATAATAATATAATGATAGTAGTCTGTTGATTTAATACAAATTTAGTTTTTTTCTTTTTACTCATAAACAATAACTTTCATGTTTTCATAAAGCTTATCGTGCCAGTTTGCGTCAGCGTCCGTAAAGATTAATTTATTATCCCACTCATCTAACTCGCCGTGATATCTATCAAGTTGTATTTCTATCGAATATCCTACAATATGTCCGTTTTTATAATGACGATTGTATTCTTTGACTATGCCATCTTCGAATGCGTAACTTTCTTCACCATCGTCTATTGCGTGCCAATGATCAAGAAACTGGATGCGTTGTCCTTCATGCACGTCAAATAATTTAGTGATACGTCCTTCTTGTAACTGGCGAGATAGACGGTCATAAGTACACTTATTGCAATCTACCTCGCTTTCTTCACCTTCGAATACGACTTTTATTGTATATAAATCTTTGCAGTTCTCGCAGAAGGGAATCATTGTTTACTCCTCTCGTCTATCATACGTCCAAGTACAAATACCATGAAAGCGATAGCAATTAAAGATAATAAAATTAGTCCTAATAAAATGTTAGTTATCATTTTGTGTTTTCCTAAGTTTAAATAACTCTCTTCGAATGTGAATCAAATCTTTTATCTTATCTTCTAACACTCGATTAAGTCCTTTGATTTCGTGGTCTTTTACGGCGAGCCGACCTTCTAAGAGGTCGACTTTTACAATTAATTTTCTTTCTTCTCGTGTCATACCGATAAGTGGTCTCCCTTAAAGTTTTCTACGATAACGGGTCCGCAAATACCTAACGTGCCAGCAGCTACTTTTTCTTCTCCTGTGTGATAGGCATTATAGTATTTACTGGCTTTAATGTTAACTTTCATGCGATGTAATAAAGCTTCTTCGTGAGCCCAACATTGATATGCTTTACCTTGAATTCTAAGTTTTACACTCTCGATGTATCCCTTAGGTGTATCGCCTTGAACTTTACTTTGAAGTTTAGCTAAGTCCCATTTCTTTTTAAAGGGAACGGCTTCGTGCGTAACCCCTCCAGATTCGTGGATTACAAGGTATCTTCTCATCTTTTCTTCTGCCATAATGTTTTTCCTTTCTTTATGGTTATTTCTTATAATAAACTTTTTTAAAACACGTTAAACAAATTAGTTAATTAAATTGTTCGGTATTTCTACTGACTGAAGCTTCGCTGAATTATCTTCATCTAAATAGAAAACGCAAAATTTACCCTTATCGTTTAATAAAAACTGGTAAACTCTATGATTATTATCTTTTTTACTTTTATCAACTTTAGATACAGGATACATAACACTATCATCTAAATCGTCAAATTCTTTCTCAGAATAGCCATGATTAAAATTATCTCTGTTATATTGATTGTACGTTTGCAGTAACTCTTTACTTGCATAAAATATATTGCTCATCTTCTTTTCTCCTAATGTATTGTGGGACTCCCATCTAATTCATCAAACGGGTGGTCTTTAACTTTCTTACTAATATCTGGAACGATATTAATATCCATGATGTACTTAACATCTTCGATAAGATTAACAATATAAGAAATACGAGGGTACAATAAAGGACTATCGTATTCTTCAAAACTATATGTTTTTACTTTATCTGTAAAATCCGTGTAAGTAACTTTCACTTTGTGAGCGACTAAAAACGACATCACTCACTATAATATAAACTTCTAATGAAGTATATAGGTTATGTTTTATCCTCTCTTTCAGTATACCATACTTGTAAATATTCTATCTTCTTAACCCAACCACTGGGAATAGCAATCGCACCGCCTCCACTGTATTCTTCTTTGTCTTTACTAAAAGAACGCATAATAACTACTTTCTTTGTGTTATTAACTACGAGCCAACCAACTTCTTGACATACTGCTAACGGCGCATCGATAACATCTTTTATATCGAGCCAACCAGTTTCCGTATCACGTGCATCTAACCACGTGATACGAACCATTGGTGTCTTATTTATGTCTAATTTAAAAGATGACGTGATGCTCTCCCTCCAGTTATCTGACCGCTTAGATTAACTTTATTACCGTCACGCCTACCGTTATTGTAAGCTGCGCCAGCAGTTATACTTGAGCCACTTCTTCTTGAAGATAACCTTACTCCATCTTTCTTTAATCTATCTTCGCAGAGTTGTAGTTCTGTTCTATATAGAGCAGGAAGATTTTTATTTTGATTCTCTATCTTATCAGAGGGATCATGACGAACACTAGCTTCCCAGAGTTCTATAATACGTTCACGCAATCGGTGAGCGATACCTAATTCATAATTTCGTCTTATTTTATTTAACTGTCTACCATCGCCAGGTAAAGGAGCGATATGTGATTCTCCCATACGTTTAACTGTATCAATAAAGTAAGCTACCATACTTTTAGTAATCTCAATATTATGGTCTCTACCAATTATATGATGTTCTATCTTAGTTGATTCTTTATACATATCATCTACTACTCTTTTCGTACCATAAAAATATTTACAAAAATATAATTTAGAAGTAGCAGTGTATAAAGTTTTAATCCATTCATCTCGCATGGCTTCTATTAACTTTTCATGTAGAATTTCGTCAGCATTAACTTGTTTAATATCTGATAAATCTAAATTATAAGTTGAGAGGAGTTCGTGCGCTTTCTTAAATGCAAAAGCAGCTTCTGCTTCACTCGCACCTTCGTCACGAGATAAAGCTAATAGCTTCTGTATTTTGCTTTTTATAGATTCTTTATTATCCATAAATTTTTCCTTTCTGTTACTTTACTATATTAATTATTTTTAAGAACAAAAAAACAGTTAATTATTCTTTTTTATCAAATATTCTTTAATATCTTCCCACCCTTCAGCTAAAGCTAATTCTTTTAATTTAGTATAAACAACGCCAGAATTTAGCTTCTCTGCTTCGTCTGTGTCGAATAAATAAACTTCTCTCGATACTTTTACTAGTAGAAATACCGCACCTTTATTTCGTTTAAAAGACCTGTGCCAAGCTATCTGTTCTACTGATACTTTCGTCCGACATTTACTGGTTTCATGAACTGGCTTATCGATGTATTTGCCTTCGACCCAACCCATGACGCCATCATGGCAATAAAACAAATCAGGGATTCCTCTTTCTATTGCAGTTTCTATTCGTTGAAGAAATATGTCAGGCCATTTCTTTCGACATGCAGTCCAAAGATTTTTCTCACTCACTTAATCTCTCCCCAACTTGCTCCTCTCTCAACGTCTACTTCTAGTGGAACATTTAACTCAACTGCGTTCTTCATAAGATTAACTACTTCATTAAGTTTTTCTTCACCTTCTTTAGTGCGAGGCACTGAGAAGTCTAACTCATCATGTATCGTTAATCCTATATCCATAATATTACTATCCCATACTTTTAACATGGCTGCTTTTGTAACATCAGCGGCTGATCCTTGGATCAAGCAATTTAAAGCTTTATGCGTTTGTGCTCTTTTCAATATCATTCCTTTATATACTTCTTTCGCTTTCTCAATTGGGTATGCTGGCTTCCCAAAGTTATCCCAACCAGTCGGTTCGAATAAATTAAAATGTCTGCGCCTTCCTAATAAAGTTTTAATATAACCTTTAGTCGAAGCGAATGCGATAGCTTGATTGTTCAATGCTTGAACGAAAGGAACGTTGCGATGATACTTCTCAAAGAGAGATTCTGCGTCATCAAAACTTAACCCTAATTCTGCTGCTAATTTCTTTTTTCCCATACCATAAGTCAAGCCAAGATTAATAGTTTTTGCTTGTTTTCTCTTGATTCCTGCCATCTCTGCAACCATCTTATGAAAGTCAGTTTGTGTATCAGTTTTGTACTGATTTTGTGCCAATTTTGCTGATTCATTATTCGTCTTACTTGCGAAGTGAACGAGTAAGCGTGGCTCTTGTTGTGCGTAATCTACACATACCCAATCGTGTTCTTCTTCAGGAATAAATAAACCTCTTACTAAAGGTGCTAACTCAGGATCATGTGCTGGTACTTGTTGAAGATTAGGATGTGACGAACTAAATCTACCTGTTACTGTTCCCGTAGAATGTAATTGACAATGCAATCTTCCATTAACTGATTTTTCCATAATCATATTCTCAATAAATGTACCTCTTAACTTATACAGTTTTCGCACTCGTAAAATTAAAGGACTAATATTATCTTCTGCTGTGTTTAACCACTCTTGTGTAAATGATGGTGATCCTTTGGCCGTGTATGTATATTTAATATTCTGTGAATCATATGCTCTCGCTATACTTTCATTAGCCCATACATTTACTTCTCCACCTATAATATGGTTTAACTGTTTTTGCGTTTCATCTTGTTTTAAGTAAATCGTATCCTTTAGCTTCGATGCTTTCTCAATGTCAACTCGAACACCTTTCTTTCTCATCGATAACAGTAAAGGAATCATACGAGATTCCATATCAAGTACGGGAAGTAATTCTTCTTGCTTTAATAAAGGGTGTTGTTTTTTAAAAACTTCCATAGTCAGCTCAGCATCTTTCTCAGCATAAGGACCAACGTATGACGAATGTAATCTCCACAAATTACTTTTAACATTTGCTCTTCCAGAGAAGTGTGAACGAACAGCTTCTTCTAAAAGTGATTCGTCTTTCTGCTCACCTAAATAATCTGCTGATATATTATCTAAAGAGAATGACCTACGATTCTCATTCAGTAAAGTTTCTGCTACTTGAACGTCATATATTTTTCCTTGAGTATTTATTCCTAAAGTAGATAGCCACTCTAAATCGTATAGTGCATTAGCGAAAATCTTCGTTTTAGGCGTCTCCAGTGCGTTTTTTAAATACGATACGATTAGTTCCTTAGGAAGATTACCGCCATCTTGGTGCGCTATTGGTAAATAACATTTTCTTCCTCCTTCATCGCAGAGAGAAATACCTACTACAAATCCATCGTTACGAAATCCACCAGGTCCATTCTTTTTTAAATTAGGATCATACGTTTCAGTGTCAATAGCTAAAGCTTTTGAGTCGCTGTAATTAATTAAAACCTCAAGAGGTCTCCAGTTACTGGCGGGTTTGAATAGGTCGTTCATAAATAATATACTCTCTTTCTGATTTTTTCCAAAGTTCTAATGGTTCTACGTCTGTATATAAAGTAGGAAAAATTAAAATACTACAAGAAGTATTTAATAATAATTTTACACACGTCATACATGGACTTACTGTGCAGTAACATTTTTCAATATCATAAATATCTTTACATTGAAGTAATGCATTCTGTTCTGCGTGAATCGCTTCGCAAGAATTTAATCCTTCTCCTGATGGAAACTCTGCTCCACTACATGGTAAATCTAAACAGTGTACTGCTCCTGCAGGAACTCCATTATATCCTGTAGCAAGAATATGATTTTTAGAATTGACTAACACACATCCAACGTTACGCCGGATGCATGTTGCTTGTTCCGAGACAGTCTTAGCGATGTCTAAAAAAGTTTCGTGTTTACTTGGCCTTGCTGAAAAGTTCATGTCCAAACCCACTATAATCCATATGATTAGCTTGTCCTAAAAAATGTACGAAATCAGATGCACTATTATATTCCTTTAAATTCAATGGTTTATAGTTCACATAATCTTCATAATTAGAACGAGTACACATATCTGCTGATTCAAAATCAGGCTCGTATAGATGACGGGACCCTGCATTAATAGTCGTTATTCCTAATCCTACTTCTATATTATAAATGTCTTTTAATAATAAAGCAACGTATGCGCCAAGCATAGAAAAATTAAAATTATCATAAGGCCAACCTAACCATAAATCGTTAGACCTCATGTTAGCTATGACATGTAATTTATCTTGACGAATTAAAAACTGAAAAGATACCGTGCAAGGTATATCATTAGTATCGTAAGGACTTTCTCTCCAAATATTTATAACTGCTTGTCTCGTGTTTCTATCTTCTTTTAATGATCTGCATACATACTGAAGTTGGTCTATAATTTTAGGACCATATGCCCCTCGAAAGAAATACTTATCATCACTAAATTTACCAATCATCTTAGAGTAAGGCTCTATTGTACTTAATCTATTATCACCACTTAATATCCAATAAGCTTCTTGTGCCATAAATTTATAGCCTAATAATCTTCTTGTGTTAGTAACGATAGGGTATCTCATATCGCACATCGTAGTATGATTTATTTTTTCTCGTGTTTTCATACCACGAGGTGCGGATTCTATTCCACTTTGAATGTCTAAAATAGCATCGTTCCAAACATTATCTGCTGCTAAACCGTCCATACTGATTCTCCTCTCAAATATCGTAGTCGATTAATTATATCATAAGACTTATCGTCAATCTTATGACCTTCTTTAAAAACGTCATATCGTATGAAGTTTTTTCGCCATCTTAACTCTCCAAGAGATTTAAGAAAGTTATCATGCTCATAGTTTAAACCATACCATGAACGTTTGTATCTATCGACAATTCGAGTAATATCACTATATTCTTCATGCCGTTCTTCTTTCTTTTTTCTATGTACTTTTATAACTCTAGCACTATCTTCTGGTGCGCACCATACATATAAAGTATTTGCTTTCTTTAATTTTTTATACAACTTAGTAGGATTATATTCTGGACCATCTGCTCTTTCGTAAGAATAAACTTCTTCTGATGGCCAATGTCTATCTATTACAACTAACTCATCTTTAGCTAATCTTATTGCTCTACGAACAGTTGCTCTATGCCATATTTCCATTTTCTTATGGATTCGTAAATGCATATAACGTGCTTTAAATTTTTTACGAAGTAAATTTGTTAAAGTAGTTTTACCAGTACAGTCTGCACCTTCTACTATAATTATACCTTTAACTATATTCTCCGTGTCTTTCATAAAAAGTAATCTCCGATAAACGTATTTAATCTATTTTTATTCCATACTGTAAAATTAAAATCTTCTTTTTGCGCTTTAGCTAAATCATCTAATTCTTTATCGGTCATTCTCTCTATATCGCTATGATGAATTCTATATGAATCGCCAAAAAGTTTAGTTTCTTCTTGTTCTCCATAAGCAATACAACCTGCGTCTGCTATCATTCCATAACGAACTCTCCACCAACCGCTACCTTTTATCGTATGATAATGAGGAGGTATTAATATTCCTCTTACTCTTAGATATTCATTATATAATTCGGGTTCAGTTAATCGTTCTTGACCTAGATTAGGATTACCATAACACGTTACTTTCCAATCAAAATGCTGACGTTTAAACCAACTTTGTTTTTGAATTAACGAAGCCATTATCCATTCTTTACTTTTAGGACCTGTATGTTTATCTATTCTTGAAAATAAAGATTGATCATATTTACTTCCTGCTTTATAACTATCAGTAACAGGAGTTGGATCCCACGGTATAATTTCTGTGGAATCTATTCCTAATTGCCATACATCTCCACCATTATAAACTGGTGCTAGAACTCTGTATGGCCACTGTTCAAAAGCTAATTGAGTAATTAAATCTTCCATTTCTTTTTTATAGGGCTGTGCTTCATTAAAGAATTTTTTACCAACAGAATTACCTGCTTTACTTACTCTTTTCCATAATCGCCAATGGCCATCACGTGCAAAAGTACCGCACCCTTGTTTTATATCTTTAGTTTGCCAATCATCTAATGCTATGTATGCGTCAGGTCTTTTTAATAAAGTATAAAGACCTCCATATAAATAAGATGATGGTAAAGAATTAGGAGCAAAAGCAAATACAACTACTTTATCGTATTCGGATATATCGTCTCCAGGAGTAACTGGTCTATGATCAACTTCTATTCCACATTCTCTTAATGCTCTAGGTAAACAATTAGCTGCTGTTGCAATCTCTAATACATTTTTACCACTACCTATACCTTTCGCAGTAAATCCTGTTACTAATACTTTCATGACCATGCACTCCACTTTTTAAATGTTTTAATAACTTGCTCTATATTAGGTGCTTTCCAACCCTTAGGTTTAGTTACATCAAATTTAGAACGTTCACTTTCTTGTCTTACTTTTGCCATATTTGCTTTCTGTACTTCTGTCCATGCAACCCAGAAAGGATAATCAAATAGATAAGCCGTCCCGATAGCCACATAAGTTAAATCAACTAAAGCATCTAATGCCTTCGCATCATCTTCTTCTTTAATTGCTTCTTTAAATTCTCTTAATTCTTCTTCTAAGAATTTAATCCGAAAGTCTACCAAATCTTTATTATTTTTGATACCCTGTCTTTTTTTAAATCCAAATTTTTTATGGAATTCTTCAATATCTTTAAGCATTAAATAAATCTCCTGTTGTTGGTTTACGGTAATCAATAATTTTGTGATTAACTTCAAAAGGTTGATTTGACTCAATCATTGTTTTTACATTTCTAGCTACCCATTCACCTACTGGCGGCATCACTCCTCTAGCTAATAAACTAGGCCACCCTGATTTTGCTCCAGCAAATTTATAATCTGTCGGATAGCCAGAGAAAGCACATAATTCTTGTATTCCTAAAAGCCTATCTTCTTCTGGATGTATAGAAAAACTTCCAGCAATAACTCCCATTATCTGTTCTCTAGTTAATCTCCATTTCATAAATTGAGGTCTGCCTATAACTCCTTTTCTTCCTTTAGTTGACCTTTTCCAAGTTTCTGGTGGATTTAGACTTTCCCATATATTTCTTAATGATTCACCAGGTTTAGCCAGTTTAGTTAATTTCATTTCACTTTCACTTAAACTTGCTGTGTGCCCTGCGTCAATTCCATCTGCTTTTAATTCATCTAATACTTCTCCTACATTTGGTGCAGGGTTCCAGTTAGGGGCAGGAGGATTAAAATTTCCTTTATGTGCTATAAAGAAAAATCTTTTTCTTGAGTGAGGTAACCCAGTATATTGCCCGTCAATCAATAAGTGTGTAACTGCATATCCTTCTTCATTAGCTTTTCTAGTAAAATCCATTATCATTGGTCTACCTCCTGTTTCTGCGTAAACACGGGGAACTGACTCAATCGCTAAAGCTTTAGGTTTTATTTTATAAAGTAAAGAGAATACATCATTCCAACAACTAATACGAGGGTCAGTTTTCCAACCATCTGCACCTTTACTTCCCGAACCTAATGTACTCCAAGGAGCGCACGGAGGATTACCATATACAAAATCTATTTTATCTTTATATTTTTCTGTAGGCCAATCTTCTGGACCAACAAAAACTGGTATTTCTGGATAATTTAAACTAAATGTATCAGCTCCATATCCATCGCCTTCTAAATGTGCTTCAATATCAAAATGTTTTTTAACGCCGATAGTAAATCCACCGGCAAATATATAACTTCCTATTGCTTTCATAACTCTCCTTTCATAAAGTTTAATTCGACTGTTTTAGTTAAATAGAAAGCCCACCATTGTTCTGGATAAGGATTCCCATCTTGAAATTCTGGATTTTTTATACTTAAATCAATATCTTGTATTTTATTTATATCAAATCCACAACGTAAAATTAAAGATACCCAATTTCTTTTCGTTAACATAGAGTAATGATTTGCATTATTCTCGTGTTTAACATATCCTTCAGCTTCAGGAACTTCTATGTAAGCATGACCATTCATTTTAATTAAACGATTAAATTCATGTAAAGTTAAATATGGATACGGACTATGCTCTAATACATGTCTACACCATAAAGCGTCAAAATTTTCTTTTATCCCTGTAAAAGTCATATCAGTTTTTCTAATATCTTTTAATTCATAGTTAGCACAGTTTTTTATATCTTCGTCATTTTTATTTATGCCAACTAAATTTTTAAATCCTGCTGTTTGTAAAAGAGATAAAAAATAACCATCTCCACAACCTACATCTATAACTGACTTATCTTCTTTAATTCCAAATTGATTTAAAAAGTTTTGAGCTTGTGGCTCTATTACGCTATAATGTAATTGAGATTTAGGCTCGCTATAAATATCATTATTTATTTTCTTTTCAAAATTATTTAAATATTTTAATTTTATATCCATATTATATCCTGTAGCTATATTCAGTTTGAGGATTTACAATAAATAAATTATTTTTTACTCTTGTAATTCCAACATAAAAAACACGATGCTCATCATCGTCATCTTTAACTAAATTTTTCCAAGTTTTATAAGAAACATCAGTAAGTAAAACTACATTATCTGCTTCTGCTCCTTTACTTCCGTGTATAGTGCTTAATCTAATTCTAGGATTATCTTCATTTATATCCCCAGTTTTTTCTAAAGCTTCATAATAATATTTATCTTCTTCTGGAATCATCTCTAATGCTTCTTGCCATTTACCTTTAGCTTTTAATCCATGACTCATTTTTAAACTTTCTAAGTTATATTCTTCTTTTTGATCAACTGTCTTTAAATTCTTAAATCCTCTTTCTATACCACTTCCTGTGCGTAAACAAGAATATAATTTTTTTATTTCTTCGTATACAATTTTTTCACTATTCATTAATTTCTTCCATGCTCTAATTCCTTGAACATGTTTATTAGCTTTAAACCCTCCGTACTTATTTTCAAACACAAATCCTTGAGTTTTTAGAAACTTTTGTATAGCATAAAGTTGATAGTTATACCGAGAGAGGATGAGCCATGATCCTTCTTTCATGTCTATATATTCTACTGCAGATACATAATTAACAGTGCCTTCTTCTTTTCTGCTTTTCCACTCTTTTGCAAATCTGTTTTTAATACGTGAGCTAATCTCGATTGCTAAATCATAAACTTTAGAAGGTAACCTATAACTATAAGGAAGCACTTCAATATTACCTTGAAGATTTAAAAATGTATCAATATCTGCCCCTGCCCATTTATAAATAGTTTGATCATCATCTCCTGCAATATATAATCTATCGCAGTTCTCAACTAACTTACTTACTACTTTCCACTGCAGTATAGTTAAATCTTGTGCTTCGTCAACAAATAAAACTTTTAGTGGAGGTGCTACGCCATCTTTTAAGAAAGTTATAAGCATATCAGTAAAATCTGATAGACCTCTTTTTTCTTTAAACTTTCTAAATGTATTAGAAAATAATTCTTGTTCTTTCCAAGAGTATTCGCAATCTAAACTTCTCCAAGTATCTCTTAAAGGTTTCATCATTGCTCTAGCTAATTGATCGCAAAACAACATCTTATCACCTATTTTAATTCCTGATGTAACTATTTCATCTTCTTCTATTCCACCAGACATGTCTATTTTTAAAAGCTTTTTAAACTCAGTAACATGACTTCCTTTAAATATTTGTTCTCCATTTAATCCTAAAGAACGAAAACAAATACTATGAAGTGTTCTAAAATAATCTAAATCTGTTTCTTCATTTATATCAAATCTAGCAATAGTTCTTTCTCTTGATTCTTTAATGGCTCTACGAGTAAAACTAACGAAACCAATAGTGCGAGGTTTAACTCCTCCTTCTATTTCAGCCTCAAGCTTATTAAGTAATGAAGTAGTTTTACCAGTTCCTGGAGGACCTAATATTACGTTTGTGTTTGATCTGTTAAACATTTTCTAAAATACTCTATGGTTTTCTCTAGTCCTTCTGATAATGTTACTTTAGGGTGCCAACCTATTAACATATTAATTCTTTCTATATTAGGACATCGTTGTAATGGATCGTCTTTTTTATGTGCTACTGTCATGATTCCTGATTTAGAATTAGTCATTCTTATAATTAATTCTGCTATATTGTATATTTTTTTCTCATCAGGATTCCCAATGTTAACAGGCTTATTTAATTTAGTAGTCTGTGCTAAATCTAATAAAGCATGTATTGTATCAGAGATATAGCAGAAAGAACGAGATTGCATGCCATTACCATAAAGTAATAATTCTTTATCTTGTAATGCAGCACATATAAAATTAGATACGACACGTCCATCGTTAACAGACATACGAGGTCCGTAAGTATTAAATAATCTTGCTACCTTAATATCTAATTTATATAATCTTATGTATTCATAAATAAGTGCTTCTGCCACTCTCTTTCCCTCGTCATAACACGCTCTTGGTCCAAAAGAATTTACACTTCCATAATAATCTTCTTCTTGAGGTGTATGATCAGGGTTACCATATACTTCTGATGTAGAAGTATGAATAACTATTGAGTTATGTTTTTTAGCTAACTCTAAAATATTTTTAGTTCCCATATAACAAGTGTCTAAAGTTTTTATGGAATGTTTTATGTAGTGATCAGGACTTGCAGGACAAGCTAAATTATAAATTAAATCAATAGGACCTCCCATATCTATTTTATTTACATCAGAAGAATTAGATATATCTCCTGCAATAAATCTATGAATATTGCCTACATTTTTTTCTTGTCCCGTTAATAAATTATCTATACCGTAAACAGTATGCCCTTTATTAAGTAAATGTTCTGTAAGATGTGACCCTACAAAACCAGCACAGCCAGTTACTAATATGTTCATTTGTCTTTCATCTTTCTTAAAATATTCATTTGTTTATCACTCATAAGTATTTTTTCTTTATATTTTTCGTGTCTTTCTTTTTGATCATTTAAAAAACCTTTTTCCCAGTCATTTAAATTATCTTCATTGATAGATTCTATAATATTTAAAAACTCTTTGTATATTTTTTCGTCAAGATTTTTAATTAATGCTTTAGGCATTGCACGTGGTTTTTCCATTTTTATTCCTTTCGCTTTCATGTGGAAGTAAATTATTCGACATATTATTATATCAGTTAAAGCATCATGCCAATTATGATAACCTCCTGATCCTAGAAAATGTTTATATGTTTCTTCTAACTTAGGAAACTTATAGTCATCAAAATCACTTTCTAATTTTAAAATATCTTTAGCAGTCATCATCGTACAATGCTGTTCTTTTGGAATTCTAAAACTTTTTCCTATCGCATTAAACTCTCTTAGTATCATCTGTAAATCAAATGATGTGTTGTGAGCAACTAATACGTCAGCTTGTGCTGCTAAAGAATTAAACATAGCTAATACATTTACCAGAGGAACGCCATGTTGCAAAGCTATATTATCAGTTATTTTATGAATGTCTGAAGCTTCTTTAGGTATAGTCCACTTATCTGGTTGTACTATACAAGCTAATTGTGCATGAACTTTCTCACTTTCGTCAGTTAATTGAGCAGCAATTTGAACTATTTTAGGTTGTTTAGGATCAGTTGCTTCTAAATCTCTCCTCCATAATCCAGTCGTTTCTACATCAAAAAATAAATATTTCATAATTGGCTCCAATGATTTTTCTTTCTTTTAAATTGTCCTTTTTCTTTTCTATGTTTTGTATAGACAGGATTATGTTTTCCCAGGTGTAGGCTCTTTTTTCTCGGTACTGTCTTTCTTATCATCGCTTGTGTTAACGTGCTCACCATCTTTATCCTTTTGTTTAGATTTATTTTCTCCAAATAGTGAAATTCCTTTGACTTTCACTACTACATCTTTTCTTTCAGTCATTAAAATACCTCCTCAATGTTTGGCTCCGTAAAATCTTCTTGTTGTTTTTCGAACTCTGGAATAATCCATATATTAACATGCTTACCTTTTACTTTTTTAGCTTCATGTTTGGCTCCTCGTTCTTTTAAATGTGCAGTAACTTCATGCAATTTAAATTCTTTAAATCGATGTTTCTCAAGAAACTCCATAAAATCGTTAATTCTAAATACAGTTTTATTATTTATTGTAACAGCTTGACCTCTTAATATATCTTCCATAGCATCTGACGAACTTGATCCAGTACAAAATCTTTCGCATAACTCCCATAGTCTACCTTTATTAGAAGAATCAGCAGTTGCTTCAACTATCTCTACTTTAGCAATTAAATCGTTCATCATTTCAATCCATAAATGAGGAGAAACTAAAGGAATAGCTTTATCTATATGCTCAAATACCACACGTTGAAAGTTTTTTTGATTAAGAATATCTATTGATTCTAATGGACCAATTCTTAAATCGTCAACAGTTAAAAAATAAGTAGGAGGATCTGTGACTATTTTAGTTATCCCTGTTATTCTAGGCATAGTTCCATTCTCAGATATTCCAAACTTACAAGATACGCATAGCGACCTATTACAGAAAGGTTGAATAGGTGGTTCGCTACACATATAATTGTAAGACCTTTTATTTAAAGAACTTATAACAGTCTGTACTTCTCTTGATTTTAATGGAGGATTTAAAAAGTCTAAATTATAATCTTCTACTTTTTCTTCCCAATCATTTGCATAAGCTTTTTTAGCATATACTCCTAAATTATATAATGCATTATTTCTTGAACCTGCTGGTATTCCTGTTTTAACTAAATACTGTAAGCATGGAGGACCATCAGGTAGTAACTCACTATTTTCTTTTTTAAAGTTAGGTATTTTAATTTCGTTAACATTATTTAATCTTTTCTCTTTTGCCGTACTTATAAATTCTTCTAAACTTAATCTTTTGCCATTATAAAAAGCATATCGTGTAGAATATTCTCCACCAAAATATGGCATGTTTATCCAGTTACCAACATCTCCTCTTTCAGATATTATTTTAATTTGTTTAGGAAATATCTCTGCACTAGCGTGTCCTAATAATGTAGCTATTTCCCTTAATTTAGGAACTACACTTTTAGCTAATATTGATTCTTTAAAAAAAACATATAAGTGTAATCCTCCACTTTTAGTCCTACATGGTATAATTGGTGATGAGCCTAGGCTCTTGCTAAATTCTTCTAAGTCTAAATTATATACGTCAATGTCTATTGCTCCCCAATAAACTTTATTATCATCACGAATCGGTATAACTCCGAGACCTCGTTCACCTTTTAAGTGTAAATCCCATTCGTGTAATGTAAGTGTTTCTTGAACTGTACGTGCAGTTCCTCCTTGCTTTTGGCCGTCTTGATTTTCTGTCGCTAAATCGTAACGGCCATGAGCACGCTCAAGACCTCTGAATAAGTCAAAGAACTCTTGAGATAACATTTAAAATTGTATATTATCGTTATCAGTATTTACGTCAGCAGTAGCTGTTCCTTTTCTTACAGAATCGGATAAACTTTTAGCTGCTTGATATAAATCAGCATCTCCTATTGGTTCGGGGTTTCCTATTTTATAAATAAACCACGAGCCGTCTGAGTTTGTTTTCTCAATAGTAGTTACTGGCCACTTGTAATAAAAAGTAGGTGGCTCGATTAACTTTCCATTAACATTTTCTCGTTGTAACTTCATTCTAGTTACCCAATTACGAGACACTGTTAATAAAGAAGATGACATTGACATTACTGCTGGCTCATATGAACCATCTTTGCCTATTACCATAACGTAATGTTGAGCAGTATCGACTAATTGATTACCATTTTCTAGTAAAAAACGTCTGCCATTTTCTTCTTTTTTTGCCTGCGGTTTATTAGAGGTGTTGTACATCGTCACTAAACCACCTCCACTTTCTCGTGGTACCCATTCGATAAATAATTTCTCAAATTCGCATGGTACTACATAGAAAGTATCTTTATATAGAGCATTAGAAACTGTATTGAATACCATTCCCTCATCTGCTTCGTCTATATATTTATCGTCTTTCTTTTTTCGTTGAGGACTACCACTTTGTATGATAGCTAACCTCGGTATCGTCATATCGTCAGAAGAAACTTTTTCAAGTCCTCTTCCAACGTCAGCGAGTAAATCCTCTGCAGGAATACTCAGTGCTGAGTTTGCTTTCTTCGCTACTTGCGTATCAGCCATTTTATTCTCCTTTCGGTATTTTTACGTTAGCAATCTTAGCCTCATATACATTAAAAAGATTATCAGGTAAAGTTTGGCCACTATGGACCATTTCTTTAACTGTTGCTTTTAATGTCTGAGGATGGACTGTTGACTTCTCATCTAACTCTTGTTTAAATGATTTATCGAACATATCTTTAAACTTCTCAGCATCTTCATGTTCTCCACGATTAAAAGATACAGAGATTTTATGTTTAATAATATCTCCTAATCCGTTATCGTCTAGCCACTGTAATGCTTCGACATTCTTATCAGATTTAATTGAAGCAAATACGTCATCTTTTACTGAGATAACTGTACCATCTGTCAATTTAAACTGATCCATATTTAAAGAACTCATCATATCAGGGAGGTCATTCTCCTTGATCTGTTTTAAACTCTCTTTTAACTTACTTACGTTTTCTTCTGCTACATAAATATCGTCTTTAGTATCAATAAAACGTTTCGCAAGAGTATTGAGTTGTTTAAACTTTTCGTCATTAGGAATTTCCTTCTGACTTTTCGCATCTTCTTCTAGTGATTGAAAAATATCTACATCAGCCATTTTTCTCTTTCTCCTTTCGCCCTAACATATCAATTGTTACTGGGTAATACATCTTTTCTCGCTTATCCCATTTAAGCATGTTAACTACACCTCTATTTACTTCTGCGCCTACCATACATGCAATAGCTATTGCAGTAGGGTCGCCGATAGCAACGAGATAATCATCGTCAGAAAAATCTTTTAACTTTTTTCTAATCACATGTAATGTAGGTGCTACGCTTAAAACGACTTGAGAGCCAAAAGGAAGTAGAACACTTAATTCTCCATATTGCCCAGCAGTAAGAACACTAAACTTAGGATTCTCTTGAACAACATATACTTTACCTTTTTTCATTTCTTTCCTTTCTATTAAAATTTTACTTTATAATAATTATCTTTTATATATAAATATATTTTTAAAGAAAGTAAAAAATGAAAATCATATTTAGTGACGATAAAGTTAAGGACTTTAAATTTAAAACTGAACCGTTTAAACATCAACTTGATGCTTTTAATATTAGTAGGGATAAAGAATATTACGCTTTGTTTATGGAACAAGGTACTGGTAAATCTAAAGTAATAGTAGATAATATAGCTTATCTATATAGAAAAGGTTCAATTAATTCGGCAGTAATTATAGCACCTAAAGGTGTATATAGAAACTGGGAACAATCAGAAATACCAATTCATATGCCAAATGATGTAATAGAATATTCACATATAGAACTTTGGAAACCAGTTGAAACTAAATCTAATGTTAAAAGATTAAAAGATTTTTTACAAGAAGATACGCATAAGTTAAAAATATTTATTATTAATGTAGAAGCTTTTAGTACAACTAAAGGGTTAAATTATACTCAACGCTTTCTTAACGTCCATAAAGCATTAGTTGTAGTTGATGAGTCAAGTACTATTAAACATAGAACTGCGAGAAGAACTAAAAATATTTTAAAATTATCAAAACAATCTAAGTTCAGGAGAGTATTAACAGGGACTCCAATAACACAAAGTCCTATTGATATTTATACTCAAATGAGTTTTTTATCAGAGTATGTTTTAAACTGTAGCTTCTATGGATTTAGAAATAGGTACTGCGTGTTACGAAGAAGAACTATTAACATGAAAACATTTCACGAAGTAGTCGATTATCAAAACTTAGATGAACTTCAGCAATCTATTAAAGCACATATGTTTAGAGTAACGAAAGATGATTGTTTAGATTTACCAGATAAATTATACCAAAAAAGAGAAATAGAATTTTCCCCTGATCAAAAAAGAATATACGAAACACTTCGTAAGAAAGCATATGTTGAGTTATCTAAAGAAAAATCTATAACTGCTCCTTTAGTTATAACTAGATTGTTAAGACTTCATCAAGTCTTATGTGGATTTGTTAAACACGATGACGGTACTGAAGAAGCAATACCTGGAGTTAATCCTAGATTAAACGAATTAGTTCAAGTACTAGAAGAAACCGAAGGTCAAGTAATAATATGGGCTAATTACAAAAGGTCTATAAAAGAAATACAATCTAAATTAATAGAACATTTTAAAATACCAGTAGCAACTTATTTTGGAGAAACTAAATCGGAAGATAGACAAAAAATTATCAATGATTTTCAAAACGGTACTTTTAAATATATTATAGCTAATCCTCGTATGGGTGGTTATGGCATAACTTTAACTGCAGCTAAAACTGTAATATATTATGCTAACACATACGACTTAGAAGCTAGATTACAATCAGAAGATAGACCACATAGAATTGGTCAAAAAAATAATGTAACATACATTGACTTTGTAACTCCTAAAACTATTGATGAAAAAATATTTAGTAGTTTAAAAAACAAACTTTCTTTAGCCAATTCAATAACTGGCGATAACTGGAAAGAATGGATTTAGGCCTATAATTTTTATAGTTCCTACTTTGTTTAGTATAATAATAAGCTATTCCTAGCATTAGTATTTATCTTCAAGAATTTTATAGATTTTTAAATTACCTTCTGAATCAGGTCTAAGCTCTGCTTTAACTTGTCCACACTCATAACGAATAACATTTTCTCTTCCCTGCGATAGATTACGTTCGGCTTCTCTTTTTGCTTTTAAACATTTTGATAAACCATCTGTCATCATGTGACCATCTAACGAGCCATTGACAAACATACACAGAGAAAAAACTACACTAATGACCGGTTCCATTTTTATTCTCCCTTACTTTATCTTTTAATGATTCAACATCTTGTTGAAGTTTTAATACTTGGTCTTTTAAAAAATTTATATTTACAGTATTAGACATCATCGATTCCATTTCTTCTTGCATACTTTCAACTTGCTCTGCCATGAATTCTAATAACATATACTGTTCATTATCCGCTGGTAAACTACCCATCTCACCACGTGGCCATTTAATTCTAAACTCAGTATTTTTTTCTAAATCTTTTTCAGCTAAAACTAATGATGTTTCAATAGTCGTAATTCTTGATACCACGCCAAAATAAGCCCATACACCTAAAGCCACTGCGGCTACGATGCTGAGCAAGTTTCTAACTGGCATTGCTATTGAAGTACTATCACTAACTTTCATTGAATTTTATTTACCCCTTTACACATTTCTCTTACTGTAGAAAACTCCGCACCTAATTCTAACTCTTTATATTTACCACAAACAGATAATAATTCTAATTCTTGTCTTAATCTATCATTTTCTCTCAGTAAATCTATTGTATCATTATTACAAGTAGATTGTAAAGGCCACGAAAAACGCAACCCGATAGTTCCATTAATATCATCATCGTAGGTATTATAACTATTATTAGGATCATTATCGCCATCATGATACGAATATTTTCCATCTTCACCTCTCAATTCAGTGTATAGTTCTATTCGCCCTCTTTCACAACTACTATTACTTGAACCTAAATATTGATTAATACCGTGCGCTTCACTAGTAATAGCAGATACAATAAGTATAAAACTCAATACTAAAAAGAGAGTCCTCATTAATATCCTCCGGTCGCTTTTCTTTCTACTTCCTCCAAGTCATATTTGTATTGTCTTATAGAATCAGAATTATTTCTTACAAGTTCTTCTAATGCTCTTAGTTCTGAATCTGCCGCCATTTTATAAGAAGCATCACGTAATGCTGAAACGATACCCTCAATACGACCAACCCACGATGCCATGTCTGCCATTTCTTTTACAAGTTCTTCTCTAGCTGAAGCATAGTTGTTAGAATTTCTGCCTGTCTTATCATTAAAAATAGTGTGTATGTTATCTATATCGCCATAAAGACGTTTTTCTAAGTTTTTTATTTCTACTTCTAATAATGCAATAGTAGTAGTGCTTGCATCAATTTGTGCAGTAAGTTTACTTGTATAATTAAATGCTCCATAAGTAGCTGCTAATACAGACAACACCACTGGTATTGAAGCAAGATATTTAATCATTATTAACTCTTTTTATTTTTATTTGCAAAATTACGAGCAGCTTCTACACTACCGAATCCCCATTTTTTAAGGGCTAAAGCTTTTCTCGTAGGTTCTCCGTTGGGCTTTTTCATCGGCCCTTTCATGCCAGCAAAACGTGCTGCAAATGAAACTCGTCTAGGATTAGTTCCTTTCTTAACAGGAGGTTTTAAATTAGCACCTTTAGAATTAAAGTGTGCTCTACCTTTAGCTGATAAACCTCCCTTAGGATTTTTATGTATCTTCTTCATTACTTCTTTTTCTTAGGCTTTTTATGACTTAATACTTGAGAATTTTTTGTGTGTTTAGCTCCAGTGTGTAAAGACCCATTAGGCATTTTATGTGTTTTGCCTTTATAAAGTTTTCCATCTTTTGTATAATGAGGTACGCCTTTCATGATTTCTTTTTCTTTTTCTTATTTTTTAATATTTTAAAATCTACTTTACTTATCTTGCCATCTTTATTTGCGTCTATTTTTTTTTGATTACCTTTTAATTTTTTTACCATAATTAACTCTTTTTCTTTTTCTTAGGAAACCCAGCTTTCATATTAGCATATGCTTTAGGTGTTATAGTGGATTTAGATTTACTTCTACTTGTCCCTGCTTTTTTTCTTGCATTAATATTTGCATATAGTCCTCGTTTAGCCATGTATACTCCTCATCATATCGCTTAATTCTTTAGCTCTATTTGGTGTTTGTTTATACCATCTAGAATCTAACATTTCATCCGCAGCTTTATTATAATCTTTTTCTTCTAATCCTTTTAACATGTTTTTAAAATTAGAGACACCTGTTTTTCCTAATTGAAAACACATTTCAATAAGTATTTCTTCAGCTCTTTCATCAATACCCATATTGCCGCAAAGACTATCAGCGCCAGAAATGGCCAAATCAAAATCAATGTCAAAATAATGTTGAAGAACATCTTGGCTATATTCAATATCATCTTCCCATGTTTCATCTGAACGACATAGATGCCCCCACCCTATTGTTCTTTTTCCAAGAGTATCTTTATAGACCATGTTTCTATAACCTTCATGATGCTTGATCCTTTTTTCTAAATCTTCCATTACTATTTCTTAAACATTTTAACAGCTCCGCCTACTCCTTTTATACCAAAAGAAGCACTAATAGCTATGTATAATAAATGTTGGTAATATTGTGGTAATTCTTGTAAAGCAATAAATCCCTGTTTTACATGAGCTGTCATACCTGGAATAAACACAAGTACTGCCGGGATTAACAAAACAATGAGGGCTACCTCGTCTTTCCATGAACCTTGCATTTGACCAACTGCAGATTTTTCCCAGTCAACTTCTCCTGCTATCTGTTTGTTTAATAACTCTGTCTCTGCTTTAATCTTTGTTATTTTTTGTTCAGCTTTAGCTTTTTTAGTTTCGACTATACCTTTTACTGTTTCTCCAGCTATTCCTAATAAAGGTTTAACGAGTAGCCCCCACATATTCTATGCTCCTGTCATTTTACTTAAAACCACTATTATAATAACAGCTACAATACCAGCTTTAATCCAATCTTTCATTTGCCAATCATTCCACTCTTTGAGCCATGCCCAAACGTCTGATAAAAGTTTCACAGAAACCTCCTTTGTTGTTGTTTGATTATACACTATTTTCGTTCCAATAACATAAATTATTGATTAAATCAACGTTTAAAATTTTAACTCCTATCTCTTTTTGTTTTTCATTAGGAGACCTAAATACTCTACGTTGAGAATCCAGTAAATTTTTATTTTTTCTAAGGCTTACTATCTTAACATCGATAGCAACTAACTTATTGTTTTCTAATATAACTATATCTATTGGTCCAGTATTTACAACGTTATGAAATACTTGATGTCCTTGATTCAATAACCATTGAATTGCATAATGTTCCGCACTTATTCCTAATCTAAGTTTGCTTATTTGAACCATGACATGTTTGATACAGATATTAGTATACCTACTATCAAACTGATTATGCCTAAAGCTTTTAGTGTACCTCTACTATTAGCGATAGTCATATTTAAACTGTTAATAGCTTCGGTATTTTTCTCGACTAATTCCTCAAGTCTATCGTTGATTTCGTTCTGGCGAGTCCATTTCTCGTTCTCTTTTGCTTCATGTATTTCTAATTTAGTTGCCACTATTCACCTAACCCTAATATATCTGCTCCAACACCAGCTAATTTATCTACTGCTCCTATTCCTAACCCAGTAAGTTGAACTGCTTTTTCTCCCATATTAGTTAATGTAGCTTCACCTTTTTCTTCATTAATTCTTTGATCACTTGCATACATAGAGTTAAGCGGTTCAAGTATTGTTCTAGCAGTTTTAGATAAGTAAGCATTATCATATCCCTTTTTAAAATCTTTAAAATTTACATACTTAGCAAAATCTCTAGCATCAAACATACCGAGTAAATTTAAAGTACCTCTTATAAAAGTTCTTTTTCTATCAAGTTGCCCCATAAAAACATTTTGCAAAGCCGCCCTTGCAGCTTGATTATCCCCACCACTAATTAAACTTTTTATAGGAGCGTAATACTGTTGTAAAAACTTAGCCATTTCTGATGCGTCATCTAACCATTGTTTTCCAAATACATTTCTATAAAAATCAGGAGCATCTAAAATTTCTTTAATCATTAAGTCAGGGTCATATAAAAATAAACCATCACCTTGACTTGCCATAGTTTTATTATTAAAAGTCATAGCAACATATTTTTTAAAGTTAGTCATAGCTTCTTTATCAAAGATTCCTTTTTTTATACCTTCTTCATAAAATTTTTTAAATTGCTCTGGACTTTTCTTAAAAAAACCTAAAAGAGCTTGAGCATCCATTGCTTGTAATTTTCCAGTGAATTGTTTAACGTGATCCATTTCAGCCCCTCTTTTTTTTGTAAGAGTTTCTAATAAATTAGTTGCTTTAATTCCGTTAGTATCTAATAACTTCATTTCTTCTTTAGTAAAAAATTGAGATATATTTTTTCTATTAGCTTTCATCCAAGTTTTATATGCTGCATTAATAAATTTAAAATCTTTATTTTTAATCGCCATTTCTAATGCGTCTCCAGTTGGACCATTAATAGCATCAGTTAAATCTTCAAGAATCCCCATTTTAAATAATCTTTTTTGATCTGACAAAGAAGGCATTCTATTAAAGACAGAATTCATTTGTGCTAAAACTTTAGAATTATTTTTAACACCTTTGAAAAAAGCTCCTCCATTTTGATCAGTAAAAAATTCATCTGATTTAAGTATTTTTTTAAACAACTCTCCTTTTCTTAAATCGTTTACTGATTTTAGTTCAGAACGTTGCCCTTTTATTTTTAACCAGTTATCATCGCCTAAAGCTTTTCTTAATCCTTTTTCTAAATCTTCTCGTAAAGCTCCTGCCATTACTAAAGTTTTATTATTTTTTCCTAATCCTCCATAAAGTGAAGGATTATCTATCATTTCATTTAATTGATTTAAAATAGAATCTACTTGATTATAAGATAAATCTTTTAACTTACCTGGTCCCGGAGTGCTTTTTGTATAAACAGAAAGTTTTTTAACTATTTCTTTTAAAGCGTTTTGTTGAGGTTCATCTAAATTTTTTAAAAGACCATCATCAATACTTTTTAAAAACTGGTATGCTGTAGTTCTTAAATTTAACGGCCTAATAACTTCGTCAGTTAGTTTAACTCCAGCTACTTCAAATATAGAAGCTATATTTGTATTTCCATTTTGAATAAGTTTTTCTAAAATTTCTTGACCACTACCGCTAATCATACTTTTATCAAACACTGCATTTGGATTTTCTAGTACGTCACTTTTATTAAGGACATTTAAAATAGCAGTTAATTCATCTAGTGGTTTAGTAAATAAAGCATCAACATCTTTAAGACTTGCTTCTCCCATTTGACCAGCTATTTTTTGAAAAGCATCTCCAAATAAAATAGAAGGGCTTGCGGTAAAATCAGGGAGCATCCCTGGAGTAATCATACCTTCATCAATATTTTTTGCGAATACTTGTTGAAATGCTTCAGAAGTTTGTTTTACTATATTCGTAGCTGCTAAGTCAATAGCCGTTAATCCTTTATTACTTAAAACTTGAGAAGCTTTTTGAGTTGCTGGTATTGATCCTTTAAATGCTTGAAGAATATTTAAATCTATCCAAGTGCCATCAGGGTTATTTGGATTTTTTCCTAATCTATCTGTCATTATTTTATTTATTTTAGCTAAATCTTTTGCAGCTTTTTCACCACCTTTATCCCCTGCTTTTATGCCATCTTCATATGCTTTTCTTAATTTACCTGGAGCAACCGCTCCTCTTTTCATTGTTCTTTTTATTACTGTTGCTAACCCTGGAATAACTACTCCAAATGTACCTTCTAATGCTGCAGCAAAAGCAACATCTTTAGAAGCGTCTTTTAAAAAAGCTTCTATTTCCTCTTTAGTAACATCTCCTGTAGTATACATTTTTTCATAAGCAAATCCATATGCATTAGTAGCTAACTCTGTTATTGCTACTGCTGACGCTGACGCTGCTGCTGTAGCTGGTATTCCGTATCCTGAAGCAATCATAGTAGCCCCTGCTGCAATACTCGCCGTTACGTTCGGTAACTCTCTTAAAAAAAGAGATAAATCTTTAGTGTCTAACCCGGGAACATTTACTGGAGTAATAGCTCCTCCATCAATTCGATAAGCTAATGCATCAGGAGTGTCTCCTTTATATATACCTTGACTTAACTCTGCAAATGTTCCTACTTCTACCGAAGAATCTGGATTATTCTTTTGAAGTACAGTATTAAGTAAAGATTTTTTTAAATCTATGCTTTGATTAGGCCCTAATGTTTCAACTATAAGTCTAGGTAAAACATCCATAGATACCTCGTCACTAATTCCACTTAAAAGCATTGCTTCTTTTCCAGAGGTAGTATCTTCAATCATTTTTTTATAATTTAAAAAAGCTGATTGAACATCTGGATTATAATCATACATGTTATCAATAAATGGTTTTGCAACTTCAAATAAAGTGTCTTGATCAACAAATCCCGGCGTCACAAATTGCTTTCTTTCTTTGAGTAATTTTAATCCATCTTGATATATTGTATTACTCCAATTTTTATTAGGTTTAATTATATTTGTATATACATCTTCATAATATGCATCTAATCCTTCTTCTTCTCTTTTAGCTCGTAAATCAAGACCACTTTGAATTGCGTCCATACTGATTCCCAATTCATTTTGTACATATTGATTATCATTTTCTATAATTTCTGCTTCAGTAAGATTCTCTCCAGGTATAACTTTTTGTTGTTCTATGGAATCTACATCTAATTCTAATAACTTTAATGTATCTTCATCTAAAAGAGATTTATCTAAATTATTTAAAAGTTCACTCATGAGGTTCTTAGCTCGTTAAATACATAAGTAAAGAAATTTTCAGGAGTTTTTTCTACGCCTAGCCATTCTTCTGTACCACTAGGCCCATAATAATCTAACCCATAAGTATCTTCAAAAGATTCTATTTGTTGTGTAACTTGATCTATTGCCCATTGATTGTCTTTATTAAGAACATCTTTTTCTTTATATGTTTCTATTAATGCGTTAATAGCAAATCTTCTATCCATTATTTTAACAGCTAATTCTTGTGCTCTATCAGCAGTTCCTGCTCCCATAAATATTTGCGTAAGTTCAGATTTATTGTTTGCTCTAATTTTTACAGAATCTACTTCCATTTTACTTTTTGAATTTGCATAATTAATAATAGCAAGTTTAGTTGTATTTCCAATATCGGTACTTAATAAATTTTCTTTTTTAACACCTCTCATCTCTCTAGCGGCATCAATAATTGATTGATCTTTAATAAGTTCTTTCCATTCATCTTCAATACTTTTATTAGCCCATGCACGAGCAAATCTCATTGCTTCTTGATAATTTTTTCCGTCTAATTCTATTCCATCAGGGCTAAAGTCATACCCTGTAATACCTTGTTCTTTTAAACCTTGGTAAAATACTTGAAGCCCATCGTTCATTCTTTCATCAAATGCATACATACCATTATAAAAAGAAGCGAGTTTAAAGTAAGATTTTGTTCCTAGATTAGCCATCGTTAATTTAAGAAATTCAACGTCTTTATCTGAAACCGGATATAAATCTTTTAATTTAGGAATAACAGTTCTATTTAAATATGCAGAAGCTTCTTCTCGTGCTTTAAATGCATCTGGTGCTCCAACTAATGCATTTAAAATAAAATCTCCTGTTGCAGTTCCACCTATCAATCTATCAACAACATTGGCAAAAGGAGTAAAGAAATTTTGTAATGCACCTAAAGTTTGTTCAGGATTATCTAATGTCATTAATGCGCCAGTTGCATTATTTAATGAAACAGCTTGCTGTCTACTAGATTCTAATGAATCTTTAAATGTATTAACTTTTTCACTAGCATTTATAGAACGTGGCATATCTGCTAAAGAATCTAAAGTACTTTGTGTTTTTGGATTAGCTGCGTTCACTACAGAAATTAAATCTCCATATTGAACTGATCCTGCAATCTCTCCTGTGAAAGCTTCAACTTTTATTTGGTCGCCTTTTTTAAATTGACCTGGATAACGTGTTTCTATTTTTTTACCTAAAATTGTATTTGGATCGTATGTTTCAAAGAACTCACTTGATTTATATTCTACACCATCAGTTTCTATATTTTCAATAGCAAACATTGAATCCATTGGACCCATAGTAATATTTAATTTATTAGTTTTACTGTTAGTAATTTTTTCAGTAAGTCCAGCTTTTTCAATTAATTTATCTATTTCTTTATTATCTCCTATAACATAGTTTTCAAATGTTTCATCACTATAGTTAGCATCGTTTGGTTTTAACACTCCATCAACTCCTACAAGTTGACCATTGTTAGTAAGCATTCCAATCTTAAAATAATTATTTTTCATAGATTCATCAACTAAGAAATCATACATTGTTCCTTTACTTTCACTATGCATTTGCGATTTTAATAAAGCATCTACAACAGGATTTTGTCCCGGGATATATAATAAATCAGTTGATTTAGTAGTCCCTTTACTTCCAGCTTTTGCTTGTTGTGCAGCTGATAAATAAGTTGACGTATCTATTAAAGCTTTTGACATTTTAGCAAAAGGTGAAGCGAAACTTGGTGTTCCACCTTCTTGTATCATTCGTAATCCAGCTTGTGTTTGAGGAGATTGTAAAAATGCAGCAAATTTATCTTCGTCAGTTAAAGTTTCATATGCACTTCCTACTTTATTATACATTCCTTCAACAGCTTGAAAAGGTATCCCTGCTATTTTTGAAACTACTTTACCAAAAGTTAAATCTTCTTTTGGATCAGGAGGTTTTGGTGGATCTTCATTTTTAGTATCAACTTCAGCAGAAGCTTTTATAACTTCTCCTCCAGTTCCTGATTTATCTACAAGAGCTTGCATTTGACCAACAGCATTAGGCTGTTCATCAAAGTAATCAACCATCATATCATTTCCAGTACCACCGCCACTTTCTGCAATTAATCTAGCTATTTTTTCATTATAAGCTACATCACTTTCTGGTAAAGCTCCCATTCCAGCACCAGCTCCAGCTGACTGTTCAGATTGATATTGATCGTAAAGTTTATCTAAACTTCCATATTTACTAACAAGTTGTTCATTAACAACTGTTTCTAACTCTCCATTATTATCATCTGATAACATTTTTAATTGAGTTATATCGTCTGTAGCAGTTCCATTAGGGTTAAAAAAATTAGCTATTGCCATATTAATTTAAATTTATAAGTTCATTCCAGTCATTGCAGCTCCAGCTATTTGAGCAAATGGTGAAGTTCCACCAATAACATTATCTTGTGAACCAGTAGATGACTGTCCATAACTTCTTATAGGTGCCGCTCCCATTATTTGCGATAAGAAACCAAGTTGACCTCTTCCAAATCCTTGCTTTTCTATAAAGTCTTTATACAACTCATTTAAATTAGCTTGGTTAAGAGCTTGTTCTTGTCCACCATATTGCATAGCAGCTTGCGCTTCGTTCATTGCCGCTCCTTGTTTTTGTAATTGAAGTCCAGGTATTGCTTGTGCTAATTGACCAAGATTATTCATTCTTACATTTCTATCAGTTTGAAAAGCACCTCTTCCTGATTCAAAACCAGAAGCCATTAATGAAGCTGTTAAATCTCCACCAGCTTTCATTTCTCTTTCTTGTGCTAATGCATTTTCAATTGCTGCTCTTGATCCACCATAAGCTCCTGCTCCTATTTGAGTAGCATCTCTGCCTTGTCTTTGTTGTCCTGCTATTTCGCCTAAATTTGCCATTGACCTATTCACTACATTTTCAATGTACGGATTCATATATTGGTCTACAGTTTTTCCTTCAAATCTTTCTTGTCCAACAGCTCGCATCTGATCCATCATTCCTCGAGCTTCTTCAGTAGCACCTGATTTTGCAAACGCTCCTAAATTGTTTTGAGCAACTTCCATCGCATCTCGTTGTCCTTGAGTAAAGTCTGCTATTCGTTGACCGCCATAAGCTTCAAATGGTTTTTTAGATTCAGCTTCAGCTCTTTTAAATAATGCTTCTTGTGCTTTTTTAAAATATTCAGGAATTTCGTATTTAGTTTCTCCAGAAGAACCTGCCGCTACAACTGATGATTGTGGTTTAAATATACTTCCCATTATAGCCCCTCTGAATAAGTTCCGCCAAGGTAATTAAGATTTTGTCGTGTGACCCATTGATGTTTTCTCTCCATATCTTTACCTTGCATAATCTCTAAAATCATTGGTGTATTTCTTCCTTTTGCGTACTCTCTTGCAAAATCCAATAAACTTTTAGCGATATTAGGATTTCTTTTCTTTTCATCTACAAAAAACCATAACGTTCTATAAAAAGCTTTATCAGTGTACCAAGTATCACAATTTGCCATTGCTATACTTCCAATAATCTTATCGTCTTGCTCTGCTACGACAACAAAGTGTTGACGTATGTATTCTAATATATTTTCACTTGCTTTACTATTGTTTGTTTGTCCAAAATTAAGTTTTGTTTCAATTAGCCATTTTTTTAAAAGTTCTCTTATTTCATGTGTATCGGTATCTTTAGCTATTCTTAATTTAATCATCTAATAATCCTTTAGTTTTTAATACATCTATTAGTGTTCCAAGTACATTAATAACGTCATTTAAACTTGCCGTAGAGCCATTTAATGTCTTTGTTTCAGTTATATTCGAAGTTGAATAACCAGTTGCTGCAGCTTGATTTATTTGAGTTAAGTATCTTTCTAATGTGCTACTCGTAACATTTATAGTAGTTATTATATCTTGACCTTCTATTGCGATAGGTAAACTCGGAGGTGGTTTAAAAGTCATCTTCTACCATCTTGTTTTGTATCCATTCGTAAAGTACCAAATCTCCAGTTATCACTAGTAGAAGTATCGTTAAATATTTTAAGCGAAACTTGCCGTCCACGTGCTCTCATATTCACTAATCTAGTAGAAGAAGTAACTGATAAGTTATTCGTAGTCGTCTGAGAATCCGCAGGAAAATCACGAGATTGAACAACCATTTTTACAGTGCCAGATAAGTTTTTAAAATCAGGAATTATCCCTCTAATAAAAGTAAAAGTATCACCATCTGCAATATCAGCATCACCACTTGTTAAAGTTGATTCTAAAATAGCACCGTCATCTGATGTTCCTGATTCATGATTATAGAGATATGAACGTCCAGCACTTGCTCCATAAACTATCGTTTGTGTTGCGGCAGTAGACGTAGGCTCGTAATTTAACGCCATAGGTTGTTGGAAAACTGCATTATCTATCCATGCAGTTCTATTTAGATTACCTATATACCATACGTTTTCTACATAATTATAAATAACATATCTATCTATTTCACTACTACTAGCAGAACAATAATACCAAACTACTTCATTAAATTGATTATTCTCTCCCGCATATACTTGCGAATATTGTGTTCTATTAATATCGTTAAATACATATTGTTTTACACTACATGGTATTTCTTGTATTGCTCCTGCATAAGTCATAAATCTACCATCGGCCATCCAGTAAGCTTTATCATTTACTACTACTGCTGCGTTTAAAGCAACGAGTCCACAATCTGTTCCTAATAATCTAAATCCAAAAATATATGGAGGACCAATAAATTGCATTGAGTGTAATGCGGTATCAGTCCATACTAATATTTCACCACGTGTAGATTGTGCTGCGATGATTCTACTTCCTTCTCCTAATCGTTGAGAGCCTGAAGTATTAGTAACTCCCGGAGTCCACGTTGTAAAATTTTCTTGACTAGACCAACGAATAAACATTTTATCTTGAGTGCTACTTCCAATTAAAGTAGTTCCAAAACAAATAGCATGTCTATCAGGAGTAGAAATTAATCCCGTTACAGATTTAGTAGGAGCGTTAGTTACTATCGCTAATGGAGTTCCTACTCCTGCGCTAGTATCCCATTTATATAATCCACCATTTTTTAACCATGCAAATAAATCTTCACCGGCATTATCAAAATGCCATATCCCTGCATCAAGAATAACATTAGATGTAGAACGAGCTGTACCCCAAGTTGAAGTGCTCCAAGTATTAGTTCCCCAACCATATCCAAAAGTTTGAGTTGCAGGTTCTGCTTCTATTTGAAAAGCAAAAGTAGCAGTTCCATTTGTAGTTATTCCAGCTCCTGTTTCACTTGCTGGCATAGTAATAGTAAAATTATCTGAATCTATTACTGTTTGTATTTCAAATTGATTCTCAAAATTAGCTACAGTTAAAGAAGTAGAGCCAGCTAAACTGGATACTGCAGAAATTATAACAACTTCTCCAGGGACTGACCCATGATTAACGACTGTACATGTAACTGTCGATGAACCATTAGTACTTGTAAAACAATTAGTTTGACTTGCTTTAGTTGTTCTTATTGGCGTAACATCATAAAAGTTATCGCCTTCAAATAAATAAACTTTTCTATTAGTTCCAATAGCAGCGAAACGAATACCACTTAAATCAAACCAACTAAATAAACCTCTTGCTACTCCGATTAAAGCAAAAGTAGAAGCTTTAACCCAACCTCCTATTTTTTGAGGAAGTCCATAACGAAAACGTATTTTATCTCCGTCAACCCATTGACCTTCAGCACCATATTCTGTCGTTTCTTTATTAATTCCACCAATAAATTTTACGTTAGTATATGTCATTATTTTATCTGTTTCTTACTATTAGCCTCAATTATCTTTATATTTAAATCTTTATTAGCTTGCACCATTTCATTTCTAAAACTTTCTATTGCAGCACCAGCTTGATTAGTTTGCCTAGAATTTTCTATCATTAACATTGGAAGCATAGCCATAGAACAACCGTATTCATCTATATCTTCTCCAGTTTGAGGGTGCATTCCTTTTATTTGTATAAACCAAGCACAGTCAAATTTTTTACATGGTTCAAAATTATTTAAAGGACAATTGTCTTTTACCTCTAATTTCATATTAATCTTTAGCTGCTATAATTACATCTACATATTGAACGGCTAAGTCGACAGTATCGGTATCAGAGAAAGAATGAGTATGCGTAGCTCCAGCTAATGTACCATTAGTATGAGAGTGAGGGTCTCCTCCACCTTGATAATCAGTGAAAAATCTTTTTGCTCCACTAGCATTACCAGTATTTCGAACTCCTGCACTTTGACTATCCCCAGTACCAAACTCAACGTGTCCACCTTCTAAGTGTCTATGCGATGGTATTTCTGTTAAAACTAAAGTATGACTTCCTGTACTTCCAGTTATCGTTACTGGAGTTGATCCACTTGTCCCTGATATAGTTACAGTTTGACTGGTAAATGCGTCAGTAAAAGTTTGACTTCCTCCAGTACCTACTGATCCAGTAGTAAGTCTTATTGCCTTATTATTATGAGTAGTTTCTTTTGTCCAACCAGTTGGAGCAGCAGATTGTTGAAATAACATTTTAGTGCCCGCAACAAAAGGTTGTATGCCAGTTAAATTAGCTCCATTTCCTATGTAAGTAGTTGAAGAAGTTCCTACATTTGCTCCCATAGTATCTACAACTTTATCTCCATTTTGTACATAAACAGAAGTAGTTCCACCTTGAGTTAAAGTTATATTATTTGCAGCATGACCAGTTGGTGCTATTTGTAATGTAAAAGAGCCTGAAGTATTATTAAATAATGTGTATTCTTTTTCTACAGCTGGTAAAAATACATAAATATTTCCTGATAATGATCCATTAAAATCTATTACTTTATTTCCAGCTTCATTAGTTGTTTCTACATCAGGGTCTTTATCTGCTGTAGTTAAAGTTACATTAGCACTACCAGATACTGATTTACTTAAATAACCCCCTATTGATGCGTCTAGTACTTTTAAATTATCGTTAGTGTTATTTCCCCAAGTACCCGAATTGGCACCGGCTTCCATAACTTCCATTTTTAGTCTTGCAGTGTATGTTGATGCCATTTTATTTATCCTTAATTTATTTTAGTCCAAGTATTTGTCGTTGCAGCGTTAACATTACTCCAAGTGTTACCACTGTTTGCGTTCACATTCGTCCAAGTATTAGTTACACCAGGTACAACTGGATCCCAGAAAATTGCTGAACTAACTCTTATATTAGCAGAATTTCCAGAAATTGACAGTATTTGATCAGTATTTAATGAAACATTTCCAGTTAGAGCATGTAAACTTTGGCCTTCAGCTAAGATAAACATGTTAGTTTTAATAGTTACGCCACTTACATTAACAGCTGCATTAATCCCTGTAGGAATTACATTCACTCCTGTAGATAAAGTAACAGTCCCTGAAGTAGCAGTTAATTCTTCTCCAGTAACTGGAACAAAAATTGCTACTGCAACATTTACATTACCTTCATTAATAGTTATTGGTAAACCAGAACTAACTATTTTTTGATCAGTATTTATTGAAAAATTTCCAGAAGCAGAAGCATTAATATTTTGTCCTTGAACAACTATACCTTGAGCTGTATTCGCAGTTATATCACCTTCTCCTATTGTAATTAACTGACTTCCAGCTACTTGTAAAACTGATCCTTTAGGTATAGTATCGTTTACACTTACAGTTAATTCTTGCCCGCCTGCAGTTAATATTACTCCACCTTTTGGAATAAGGTTTCCATCACTTATAGTTAATTCTTGCCCTGAAACTAAAAATTCTATTGACTGAGACCCTGTCGCTGAAAACGGTGCTTCAGCAAATGCAGTAGAGCCAAATAACATATTTTATCTCGCTGTCGTAGGAACGCCTGCTGAAGAAACAAAAGGACTTGAAGCAAATGCCATATAAATATACTGTGAACCATCAGTATTCCATTTACCATCTGTATTTCTACCTTTAAAACCATTTGATAAAAGGTCTACAGGTGTTTGAGTAGTAGCTTCTGCATAGTTTTGATTTGCATATAAGAATCTATCAATAACGTTAAATCCATTAGTCGAACTTCTTTTATCATCTACCATGCCCCAATCTTCTGCTGAATTTACTTTTTTTATCATAACAAATGCTGGTTTAAATCCTAAAAACACAAAAGGACCATTTGACCCGCCATTACCCATGTAAGAACCAAAACTACTGTAACCTTTTGTATTAGAAAAACAATATGCTACATAAGTTCCTCCATTTGCATTTCCTTTAGTGTTAGTTCCTAAATTAAAAATGCCAGTAGTAGGCGCAGTATTACTCCAATAGCTGGCGTCTGTATCTGATGCTGCAGTTAAATCTAAAAACATGGCTTTTGTAGGTCCCATTGCTTCATGATAAACCATCCAATTTGCCGCTGAATCAAGTCTTTTAACAATAATCATTTGTGGAATTGCACTTAAACTATGCCCTACTGTAGCTCCGTTAACACCATTACCTGTGTAAGTAACTATACTAAATCCAGCAGTTGTATTTGCTTGTGTAGTAGAAGTAATTGAGCCAGACCCATTACTAGCAGTAGTTGCGCCATTTGCTTTCCATCCCCAACCTACATATGTTTGAGAACTAAAATTCATACCCCCAGTATTACCCATAGTCCAACCATCAGAATTAAAAGATGTCAAACCGGTTGCATTAGTACCTTCTGGATCAGTAGTATCAGAGTGAATTTGTTTAGTAACTCCTCTTGTGCTGTCAAATAAAAAATGATTAGAAGTATTACTTCTACATTTTGTCCATACCCAGTCTGGTTGTAAATTAGAATTTCCCCCAAAAGTAACAGAATGCGTTGCAGAAGTACCAGTATAAAGTTGCGTTTGAAATTGTGCTGAAGGATCGTTGATTGATGTATATGCCATATATTATCCGTATTGCCCTAAGTTCTTTGTACATAACGCATAATACCCTGATGGTACAGCGTATTCAAAACTACCATATCCATTAGCATCTGATTCAGGTGTGTTAGAAAGAGAGAAATTAGGATTACCAAAATTCATATCAGCACCGTTATATGCTGTTGCTTGAACTGAAACAGCTGGTGATATGTACTGTGCCGGTGTACTAAAATTAAATAAAGAACCTGTTCTTGAGGCTCCACTTGTTGGATTTCCTGAATCAACATATGTTCCATTGATATGAGCATAAACAGCTTTATTATCCATATCAACTGCTAAACCTAATATATCTCCATTATTAGTCCAAGCTGTTTTAGTAACATTACTTCCATTATAATATACAGCTCCATTATTTCTGTAACCAAAACTATTACTACCTGTATATCTTCCAGGATAAGAATTTGCTCCTGAAGCATATACTTTACTTGCTTCATAATTATTAACATCTAAAAATCCAGTTACTACATTATTAGTACCTCCTGTAAATTTTGTTTCCCAATACCATTTACCTGACGTAAAACCATGTGTAGTTCCGCATAATCGTAAAGTATCATTGTTAGTATCAAAAATTGATAAGTTACCTTTTGAAATTTGTGAAGGTACAAATCTATTCTTAGCTACACCATTTAGTGTACAGAAATTATTTTCTGGTGTATCTTTTGTATTAGGATTTGTGCCTAATCCTACTGTAGCGAAATGATTATTATTACCAGAAGTATCTGCACCAAATCCACTGGCATCAGCGGAAGTTCCTGTACCTGCAAAATCTAATTTAAAACCGTTAGCTCCATATGTAACAGAGGGCTGACTGTTAGCAACCCAAACACCATTTGCATTTGTTGAACCAAAAACAGTTGGAGCATATGATTGTCCTGCACACATAATATATTGTGAAAGATAACTTGAATCAAGTACGTTAGTACCAGATTGACCTATTTGATATGGAAATGTAGAGTTTATAAAAGTAACATGATCTTGTGCTGGATAGTTTGTATTTTGCCATGGGATTAATTCACCATTAACATATAATCTTATTCTATCTGCGGCTGTTGATTGTGTGGTGTCACATCTTAAAACGATATGATACCAAGCTGAAGTGTCTCTAAATAATCTATCTGTTATTTTTAAATAATCAGGAGAACCTCCATTTGTGTAATCTCTCCATCTTAACTTTTGATTACTATCCATTCTAAAGTATCCACTAGAACCGCCACTTGCTTGATACACATAATGATATTCTTGAGCATTAGAGCCATCATCTCCATTCATGTTTGCTGGTTTTAACCAAAAACTAAGAGTCCAAGTTTTTCTTTGTGCATCTGTTGTACTTGATGCTGTTCTAGATAACTGAGTTGCCATTAATCAAACCTTCCTGAATTAGCTATACCATAAGATGATGTTAACGTAAAGTTTCTATCGCTTGTTTGTCCTTGTGCATCTGTAGCTCTTAAAGTAAAACTATAAGTTGTAGCTGATGTAGAACTTCCACCAAAATCACTAGTAGTTATAACTCCCCCTGTTGATAATGAACAATTTGCTTGTGATGCATTAGTTAGTACATTTGTTGTTTCTGTAAATGTTACTGTATCTCCACTAGCAGCTACTGTAGCAACTGTCCCTGAAAAATTTCCTTCAATAGTTCCAAGTGACCCTGCAGAAGTAGTCCACGCAGGCGCATCTGAGACTGTAAGTAAAGCACTACTTGATCGTACTGCGTTACCATCATTATTTTCTATACGAATATAATATACGCCATCAACTGGTAAAGTAAAATTAGTTGTAATAGAAGTAGCACTAGTAAAAGTAACACTATTCGCTGGAGTGATTGCTCCAGTTGAAGATATAGCATCAACATAAGGAACTGATACAAAATTAGTTCCAGTAATAACTACATTAGTAGCTGTATTATCAATAACAGTTGGTAAAATAGATGTGATAGTTGGTTTAACTTCTGCTGCTGATGAAGAAAAAGTTATTGATTCATTACCTCCCGAACCATTCAAAGTAATGTTTATATTTGTACCAGCTACTATTTTTGACTGTATATAGTTTCTTGTAGTGTCTTGTGCAGAAATAAGTACTTTTCCATCAACAGCTATATTTCCCGCAGGTATAGTTACTGTATCGCCAGATTCACCAATCGTAATTGTTGACCCTGAATATTTTTTTAATGCATTTACTTTTATTTCTGACATATTATTCTGCTTTCATGACTCCAGCATTAGAAGGTAAATTATTTGTAGAAACTATTGATTGATCAGCAACAGCATAATAAAAATATTCTTCTCCATTACCATTTAATGCACTACCACCGTCCATTACTCTAAATCCATTACCAAAAAACTCACATACATGATCAACATTTTCTGCATCAGCATCATTAGCATCTAATCTCCCTGTAACTTGGTTATGTCCAGGACGTCTATAATCTTTTATAGCCCAAACACCCCCTCCATTAGCTTTTCTTTTAAGAAGTGCATACGCAGGTCTAAAACCAGTGTAAACAAAAGTTCCACTAGAACTTGTACCATTTCCTATATATTTTCCTGATTGTTGATAGCCTTTTATATTAGCAAAACAATAAGCTACCATAGTACCGCCGTTTGTTTTAGAGTTTGTTCCTACATAAAAAGAACTAGATGTAGGAGAGGTGTCTGAATACCAACTACTTGCTGTGTTAAAATCATTTGTTAAATTTAAATACATACCTCCACTATTACCAAAAATTGAATGATAAGTAGTCCAGTTTTCAGCTGCTGTATAATTTTTAAAAAGTATAAAATCTGGTGCTACACCTAAACCATGCCCAACAGTTCCATTTGATCCTGTACCTGTCCATTTAACAATACTAAATCCCGCTGCTGTGTTAGCTTGAACATATGAAGTAATAGACCCAGTATTGTTAGTACTATTAGTCCCGCCGTTACCCTTCCATTGCCAACTTGTAAAAGTATTTCCATTTGAATTTACATCACCATAATATGTACCTGTAGTAAAACCATCAGTTATAGAAGTAATACCATTTGCTCCTGTGGTTGATGATCCTGCTAGATTTGGCCATTGTCTATTTTCTAAACCTCTATTTGTATCAAATATATTATGATCATTTGATCCGTTTAATCTTTTAACCCAAATTAAATCGGGTTGTAGATTAGAGTTACCCTCATTAGTAACTGTTACAGAAGAAGAGGATCCTGTATATTTAGTTGATTGAAAATTTGCTGAAGCGTCAGCTATTGTTGCATAAGCCATTAGTTAAACTCCTGTAAATTTTTTGTACATAAAGCATAATAATTATACGACCCATCATTAGGTGTATATTCAAAACTTCCTTGACCATTTGCATCGGCTTGACTTGAACTAATAGCTAATCTTGGATTACCAAAATTAGCTCCTTTAATTTGACATTGTTGATATTGTCCACCAGTTCCAACTCTACCTCCAAACATATATCCACTGTAATCTTTATATGTATTTAAACTTGTATAAGCTGCCGTACCACTATTTTGTATTGTACCGTTTTTAGAAAACTTTAATGTTCCATTATCTAAATCTAAAAACATTCCTATAATATCATCAGTGGCATAAGAATTACCATAAGACGAACCTGTAAGAGAACCTGTACCATTTCCTAAAAATTTTTGTCCGTTTGCCCCATAAAGATAACTGTATCCTGTACCTTTGTCGGAGCTAACATTAGCTGCATTCATATCCATTTGGGTAGCTATGACCCCTAACAATGGACCATTACCTGCAGAAACTGCTGCTGAATTTACATGTGGAGTTATTTCACAATACCATTTTCCTTTTGTTAAACCTCCCAAACTAGAACACCAGTTATTACCTTGACCATCTTGATCTTGATTATCTAAAAATAAATTACCGTGAGCATAATTAGGAGCATTATTAGTTTGACGTCTGCTGTATGGATTTAATATAGCAAAATTATTAGAAGGAGTGTCTGTTACTTGAGGAAGTGTTCCA